ATGATGGAACAGTCCAAAAAACGTCGTGGTTTGAGCCGGTGAGTGATAACGAAATAGAGATCAGTGATTGTCCAGGGGGCATTTGTCCTGTACCCTGGGCCACTGATACTAGTGGTGACGACGAAGCTGTTAAGCCCAAAACTCAATGGGATACTTATATCGAAAAGCATCGTGAAGTAGAGAAAGAATTGACACAAGATAATGTCAACCATCCTTCTCATTACACTGCTGGAGATATTGAGTGTATTGAAGCCATCGAAGCGCAGCTAACCAAAGAAGAATATAGAGGCTACTTAAAAGGTAACGTCGCCAAATATTTGTGGAGAGAAAAACAGAAAGGGGGTACCGAGTCCTTACAGAAAGCTCAGTGGTATTTGAATCGTTTGATCGAGCTGGATTAGTCTCGTTGCCGCCAGTCATCAGTGCGTTCCTGGCTGAACCATTCCACAATGTCATCTGCACTCTTAAAACCAGTGCGATGATTTTGTGGGTCTGGATCTCCCAGGTCCATTGCGTTCATAAAGCCGTCTAAGCTGTCGGCTTTCATTTCTGGATTGCAGGCAAGTCTTCTTGCACGGCGCATAATTTCTGCGGCTGATCGATTAGCTTTTGCTAGTTTTTCAGCCCAGATCATATCTTGCAATTTCACTTCTTCTTTATTTGCGATGCGAGAGCAAATAAATTCGAGACGCTTACGGTATTCAGTTGACAGCATTTTCAATCAGAACGGTTGGAATCCTTCGCTTTCTTCATCTTCTTCGTCTTCGTCTGCCATGCAGCTGACGGCAAGTTCCATCAGTTCTACTTCGGTAGGAAGATCAAAGTCAATTTGAATATTTTCATCTGACATGATGGCGCGTACAGCATGCATTCCATCAATCGCTGATGATAAAGATTAAGCAAGGCTTCGTGTAACTGCTCCCAGGTCATCTCATTAGCTTGCATTTCTGCTTTACGCATTGCAAACTGTAGTTCCAAAGGAAGCGCAAAAGAAGTCGGTTCTATAGATCCTTCCATCGTGTGCTGTTCGCTCTGTTACTTATATTCTAAACCCTGAAGTTAAGGATTTAATTCAAATCATTGTTGGTATACTCCATCCAGAATTCTTCATCTGTCAATCGGAAGTTATTGATGAATTCTGACAACGTATATGGATTCATCTGGTCTTCCAGTGCTTTGATTGCTCGCATCTGAATTGGTGTACCGCAGTAGGCACTGAATGCTTTTAAGAGAATACTGTTTGTCCCTTCTTCTGTCTCTTTGATTTCTTGAAGAAAAAGTTGAATTTCTTCCCTGCGTCTCTCGATGAGGTTACCAATAACCTGATGATTTTCATCAAAGACCCATTGTGAGATCAAATCAATAGTGTGCCTGTAGTCAGAACACTCCATCGAATCTACGATGTGGCTGTATAAAAATCCATGCCACCCAACCGAGTGAATAAACGAAATCAATGCTTGACACATTGAATTGTCTAAAGCGAGTTCTAAGCTATCTAACTGCTCGTAGATAACTTCAACTTCATGCTTCAGGTATTCGAGGGCTTTTTTTCTGCTACAACGTTGCCCTGCTTTAACCTCTGAGCCATCAGGATAAAACTGGGAGCCAAAACCAATTGTGTATGGGTAACCCCCAGTGACAGGATCAGCGTAAGCTTTTTCGTTGAAGCCTTCGTATTTTTTAATTAACTCAATTGCTTCGCTAAAGTCCGCCATGGGGTAACAATAATTACCCCAATAATAACCTACAATTTACTTACCTTGCCCCCTGGACTTTTTGCGTCCATGGTTGGGTTTTGAATGTTTGCCATCTCCTTGACGTGTTTTTTTGGGACGCCCTTCAATATAACCGCCGCCTTTTTTGATCATTTGAGTGATGTAACTCCTACCATTTTACCTTGTGGCTCCAGTATCTGGCACTCATTTTGCTTGGATTTGAATCTTGAGCGTTATGTCTTGCATAGTAGGATTTTTTACGTGCTTTATCTTTTTCAGATGTAGGATTTTTTCCTGCGCCTTTTACGCCTTGTTGTCCAAAACGAATAATTTTTTCTTTATCGCCTTCTTTAGCTAAAACCACATGGCTTTTTGTGGGGTGCCCAGGTGTTTTTACTGGCTTGTTGGGAGTAAGACTGTCCCGTAACTCCTTGCCTTTTTTGTAACCCCTGGCGGCCTTAGCGGCTTTTTTGCGTTTATCAGACATGGTCGTTTAATTAAACTTAAATCCTGCAGTAAACTCACCAAGTAAAGATTCTGCAGCCTTGGATTTAGTGCTAGGACTATCTAAATCTAATGATAAATCAAAGAAGCTTGAATCAGAATCATTCTTTTGTTCTTCATCATCTTCTTCTTGGTCGCTATCTTCATCAGGGAAGAATGATTGAATACTTGCCATTGATGCAAATGGATCACTAAAATCGCCAAAATCAAAAGAAAATCCTTCTCCTTTTCCTGCGGCAGTCAATAAAGCCGCATCTTCTCTATTTACATCGGGCATAAATTTCTCATAAAACTCATCTTCTGTGCCGCTATATCCAGCATTTACAAAAGCTTGGTACAGTTGTGTTTTTGGCTTTACTTGGTCAAATGCTTCATCTTCTTCTCTTTGAATGTAAGTAATCCCAAGATTTTTTTGCGTTGGCGTTTCGCGTTTTTCATTAAGGTATTTAATATTTCTACGTATATCTGTTGCCGAGCCTGTTTGCAATGTTTCTACAATGTACTCTTTCAATTCCTCAAGAGAACCTGTAAAGTCCTCCAGGCCTAAATCTTCTAGTACTTTTTCCCAGTCTTCTGGCTCATCTGGATCTAAGCCTTCCAACATTTCATCGGCAAACTCTCTTGGTTTAATAAATTGACCAAATACAGTTCCGGCTTCTAAAGCTTCGTCTTCTAGCGCAGGAAGAATTTCACCATAAATTAAATCTTTAACAACCCCTGCTGTTAAAATGTCTTCTGCTGCATCATAACCTTTGCCTTGACCAATAATTTGAAAGTGCATACGAGCAAAATCATCTTTATTGGTTAAGTCTGAACCAAAACGGTATGCTTGTTGTGCCCATGTTCCAAGGCTTGGGTTGTCTGGATCAATCAAATCATCTGCATTTTCTTTTGCTTTCGCCCAATCATCATTGACTCGTTGGCTTTGTGCAGCATAGCCTTCTTCTCTTGTTGTGTTACCTGTTGGGTTAAAGTAAAAATTAGCATTAAAATGACGATCATTTATTTTTTTAATTTCCTCTATAAATGCTTCCGCTTTTAAGTCTGCAGTTAGAGTTAAAGCATTTAAAAGATCTTGTGTTTGGAAAGGGTTTTGTTCTTCTTGCCTAACATCTATATATTCGACAAATTCATCCATCGATCTGGATTCATCAAAGCGTGGAATTAAATAATCGTTTATATAACTTTTAGCGAAATCTGCTTCAATTTGAATTTTTTGATCTGCTTCTTCTGGAGTCAAACCAAGTTCAAGATTTTCTTGATAACGTTTAGACAAGGTCTCATCAAACCATTCTTGCCAGTTGTAAGCAACATTATTATTAACACCTGTTATTTTTCCAATCCCTTTTTCAAGACTTTTTTCAAACTTATCTCCTAAGGGCAACATGCCTCCCATGCTAAGGTCGCCTAAAAGAGAGTCTTTTAATGTGTCGTTGATATTTATAATTTCATTAAATCCGCCAAACCCACTATATAAATCCAGCATTTCTTCTTTTTGCTTGGCTTTTTTTACTTCATCAACAGCTAGTTTTAAAGTGTCTTGGGCCAGGGAGCCGAATTTTTTAACATCAACGATTGCTTTTTCACCTGCGGCTTGATTAATTGCGTCTTCTAGTTCTGAAATACCGTAATCAACATTAAGGTTGTTTGTAAATATAACTTCTTTGTCTTCATCTCGATTTGACAATCTAAACAAAGCCGCAAATTCGTCTGGCTTTTCAATATTTAAATAATTATCTTTGGCTAATTGTTTCCAATGAGGATCTCCATTTTTAGCTTTTTCCCATTCATCAGCAATGTAAGGAACTTCCAAGAGCCGTTCACTGCTTGTATCTAGATCTACACCTAATTGCCTGTCGCGTAGTTGCTGAATTTCTTGATCAGTAGGTTTCTTTTCTATATATGCATTTGCTTGCGCTGTTGCTTCCACAGGATTGCCTCTATTTCCTGCCTTTTTACCCCGTGTGGTGTAGTGAT